GAGGGCAAATTGTTTTGCCTTCTGGAAACTACAAAATCTCGTCTTCATTGAATATCTCCTCGCAGAATGTGTTTGTGATAGGCAGTGGTCGAAAGGCAACAAAAATTTTCCAAAGCGTTGCGTCCGCAAAAGTTTTTAACGTCACCGCATCCTACACTACAATTTCCTCGCTTTCGATTGAGTATTCGTCACAGGGAACTGCTGGTGGGGCAGGCATTAACATTGATGGTGCGTTCTACTGCGCTATAGATGATATCTATATTTACAAGGCTTACATTGGTGTTGATTTTATCAACGGTTCTAACAGCAATCAATTAACGCGTGTTGTTTGCGAAGATTGCACTTATGTTGGTATATCCATCTTAAACTCTGTCAATGTAATAGCCTCCACATTCCAGATATTGAACAGCAATACGACCCTTTGTTCGCTCGGCTGCATCCGAATGTACGGGCCATGCGAAGGTAACAATTTTTTTAATGGGCATACCTATCAAGGGGCCTTTTCGCTGACTACGGACGGGCCGTCATACACAATGGGCAATCGCCCTAGCTACAACAAATTTCATGGTGTTTATCTTGACGCATCCGCAGGCGGCGCGCTCATAGATAAGACCGTAGAGTTAGATTTTATTGACTGCTGGTTTAGCAGTAGGCCCGGCAACGGAGCATACCTCAATGAGGTTGATGGAATACGATTTACTGGCGGTGGCGCAATCAACTGCGACCAGAACGGGGTTCTTGTCGAATCTTTGGCAAAACGTGTGATATTCCAAAATTTCATGGCCCGAAGCAATAGCGTTTCATCTGCAAATACTTACTCAGGTATCATCTTTGCGGCAAACACAACGGACTTTGTTGTTCAAGGCTGTACTGCAACTAATAATATTGTCACTTTTGGAACGCAGAAACACGGGATCATTGTGCAATCTGGAACCAGTAATAATTATGTGATTACAAATAATTTAGTTAGCGGAAATGCTACTTCTGGAGTATCTGATGGTGGAACAGGAGTAAATAAATTTGTATCAAATAATTTTTAATATGAACCTCTACGACTACACCAAAGACAAACCAGACTACGCAGTTGAACAATAACGTGGCAGGCGCGTTGAGCTGGCGCATAAGATGAAACCCTTAATTAACCTATCGCACCCTTAACCCCCTTTAAATCATTATGAGCAAGAAAATCTCAGAACTAACGACGGCTACCACTGTAACGGTGGACGACTTGCTCCAAGTTGTGGACGTTGAGGACACCACGATGGCGGTCAGTGGGACCAACAAGAAGATCACAGCGAGAACCCTTGGTAACAACCTGCCCGTCACAGCGACTGGTTCAAGTGCCTCTAGGAGTCTCAAGGATCGCTTTGCGGACACCGTGAACGTCAAGGACTTTGGGGCGGTTGGCGATGGGGTTGCTGATGATACTGCCGCGATTCAAGCTGCTATTGACTCTTTTGGAACCAAGGGAGGGATTGTGCAGACTATCGGAAAATTTCGTGTCGCATCAAATTTAACAATAAAACCAAATGTATTTCTCTTTGGTAATTTTAAAATGCCGGGCAGGTCAACTGTTGGCTCAGGAGCAGCTACGGATTATTCGGTAGTCGCTAGTGGTAGTTTGCGAGTTGCCTCTACTGCCACTATTTCACTCCAAGGAGGAGCTGGGCTTGAAAGTTTGTTGATCTATCGTTATGCCATGACATTTCCCGCAACAACATCTAGCACATCAGCGGCGTTTGCTGGAACTGCGGTAACTGTCACAGGTGATGATGCGAGTGTAAGATCATGCATGATTATGGGATTTGATAAAGCTGTTTATTCAAGCGGTACTGCAAGATTGCGTGTGGATTATTTGTACCACGACAATATCAACGGTATTGAAATAACAAACTGCAATGATGTTCCTTATATGACAAATTGTCATGCTTGGCCGTTTGCAACAATCGTTAGTGGTCAATCTTGGCAAAATCTAATTCGGTCTGGGACGGCATACTACTTACATGATTTTGTTGATTGGGCAAAATTGACTAATTGTTTTAGTTATGGATATGCAGTTGGGTTTAAAGTCTCAAACGCAAACTCAACCGTCATGACTGCGTGTGGAGCTGACAATGCTTACGATGGAACACCGTTGCACGTTGGTAGCATTGGATACGTTATTCAAGAAACTTGTTATGAAACAAAATTAATCGGTTGCCAAGCAGCCGCGCAGGATACTGCTGGTATATTTATTAATGTCGATGCTAATTTAAACACCTTAATAGATAATCAAACTATATGGGGATGTGGTTCGCACGGAATCTTGGTGCAAAATGGAGATGTACATATCTTAGGAGGCGTGATTAGATCTACTGCAAGCGCTGTAACTGTTGATGATTCATCATCTAAAATATCTTTGCTTGGCGTTACTTTTGGAGATACGTTGATTACTCCAGTGCAAGCAAGTATTGCAAATAATAACGTGCAAATCAAAGAGTGTGTATTTACAACTTTTACTGGTCAACCTGTAAGTTCTTTACTGACGGCTTCGTCGGTTGCTTCTTCGGCAGCTGTGCTTTTACCAAATAACGGAGATGTGTTCACTATCACTGGAACCACTAATTTTGGAACGCTACAACACGGATGGCTTGGGCGTGAAGTCACGTTAATCTTTTCTGGAACTCTTACCGTATTTAATGGAACTGGTTCTATTACAAATATGAAACTTCTTAGTGGTGTTAATTTGAATACAGGTCCTGGAACCGTTTTATGCTTAAAACACAACGGTATTCAATGGTATGAAACAGGAAGAGCTTAACATACCCATGAAACCCTTAGTCAAATCATTGAACTGATTTAATGTCTCAATTTTCTCAAAGTGGCAGTGCTATGGATGACGCGATTGGCGAGACGGCTGATCGTTTCTTTGGACGCGTTAATCAGAGAGACCAACTCAACCAACTCCAAGAGGGTGAGGTTAGAGAGTCTCTTAACGGGCGCATGGAAGGGTATTGGAAGCCACGAAAAAACGTAGTGAGTAGGACGGGTGCATTGACTACTGGCGGTTCCCCATTGGCCCTTCCGTTTCTTTTAGTTGGAACGGGAGACAACACTGAATATATTCTTATTGAGAGCGGGGACACTCTTGTGACTGAGGGGGATGTAGTATTTGCAACTGAGCAAGAAGTAATCATTTCTACTTCAAAGGTAATCGCATCATCCTCACTTGCCTCCGGCGTAGTGACCATCACAATCACTGCTGGACACGGATTTATTGCGGGAACAATTGGCTACGGCTTAATTTCTGGATTAACCTTTACTGGGACAGATCCTAATGGAATTAGACTTTTGACTTACACGTCGGCAACAACCATGACGTTTCCAGTCACAACTGCAACTACGGCTGTTTCAGGTGCTGGCACGTTGTCTCAAGTTCCGATCAACGACGATGCTGCGGCCAATGTCCGAGCTTCCTGCTTGTTCAGCGATCCAAACGATAGCAACAAGGAGTATGTGATTATTGCTCTTGATACTGTTGCCAAGAAGATCGACTTGGATGGTTATGCGATTACCGACATCCCGTATCCTTCTGGAGACGCTATTGGTGCTGACACTGACATGATCCAAGTGTTCGACAAGGTAATGCTATTTAGGGATGGGCAGCAAGCACTAGAATGGTATCCAAATGGTAGACCAATCCTATCAGCATCACAAGCTGGAACCACCGTCACAATGAACGTTCGTGAACATGGATTGGTTGCTGGAACTTCAATCACAATCGCTGGACTTACTCATGCTACATTGGTTCCCGCAAACGGAGTCTTTACTGTGTTGGCCGTATCGACACAGGATCAATTTACTTACACGTTTACGACGAGTCAAACAGTTACTTCATTTGGAGTTGCAAGTGCAACGGCTACGGATGGGTTTACTTTGTCTCCGGGCGGGGCTTACACCCAGCCACAGATATTTACTGTTGCTGGTGGTAATGTGGCAGCGTTAGATGGATTGGTCACTATTGATAAAGCTTCTCTTGGGAATACAACATTAGTAGACGGTGATATAATTGTTATCTATGAATCTACTATTGATGAATTCGCTCCAATAGTTGGAAAGCAATTTCAAATAATTTCCGCAAGTAATAGAACAATTACTTTTAATGCCCCGATTGGAACTAAAGGCTCATTTACTGGAAACCTTGAATTCGGGGGTAGATTTAGCGTTGGGGGCGGCTTTATGCACCAGCCCGGCGCACCGTGGGGTATCCATTTCCAACGCAGGTTG